GGTCCTTCTCTCTCCGAGTCCGAAACCCCGGGGGTCGCGTGAGCCGGTCTAATCAAGGCAAACCCCGCCGAAAGACAGCCAAGGCCGCGCGATCCCCGGCGCATCCCGACAAACCTCGCCGAATACAGTCAAACTCCGAAGCGCTCGAAGACGTCATCTCGTGGCTCTACGCGAAGGACGCGCTCGGCAAGGTTCGCTCGGCGACGGTCGCGGCTGCGCGCACGCTCGCCGCCCGGCTCGACGACCCGGACGACGCGAAGAACGCGCGCCTCTGGAAGGAATACCGCGAGTTCGTGGATCAACTCATCAGGATCGGAGAGGAGCGTTCGAGTGAGTTCGACGACGTGCTTCGTGGCCTCGAAGCCTCGCTACGCGACACCCCGGCGCGTTGAGCGCGACACGTTCGGCGACCGGGTCGACATGGTCGCCCGGGCGATCGGGACGCCGCTCATGCCTTGGCAGCGCGAGGTCGTGGACGTAGCAGGCGAGAACGTAGACGGCCTTCCGTGCTACCGGGAGGTCGTGCTCACCGTCCCGCGTCAGTCGGGGAAGACGACGCTCATTCTCGCCCTCATGCTGCACCGCGCCCTCTACTACGGGCGGCCGCAACGCATCGCTTACACGGCTCAGACCGGGCACGACGCCCGCACGAAACTCCTCGACGACTTCGTCCCGATGATCGAACGCTCCCCGCTCGCCGCGCTCGTCGACCGCGTCTACCGGGCGAACGGCGACGAGCAGATCATCTTCGGCAACGGCTCACGGATCGAGGTGCTACGCAACTCTGTCTCCTCGGGTCACGGTAGGACGCTCGACTTCGCCATCATCGACGAAGCGTTCGCCGACGAGGACGACGTCCGCGAGCAGGCACTCCTCCCGACGATGGCGACGAGGGCCGACGCGCAGATCGTCGTCGTCTCGACCGCAGGCACCGACCGCTCCCTCTACCTGCGTCGCAAGGTCGATCAAGGACGCGCAGCAGCGCAGGCCGACGCCGGGAACGGGGTCGCGTATTGGGAATGGAGCGCCGAACCCGACGACGACCCGTTCGACCGGGGAGTCTGGGCGCGTTGTATGCCTGCGCTCGGGCTCACTGTGCAGGAGTCCGCCGTCGAGCATGCGATGGGGACGATGACGGTGAACGAGTTCCGCCGTTCGTACCTCAACGTCTGGAGCACCGTCTCCGAGCAGATGATCCCGCAGAAAGTCTGGCTCGCGTCGTGCTCCGCGAAGGTCGCCCCGGCCGGGTCGCTCACGTTCGGAGTCGACGTAGCGCTCGACCGCTCGAAGGGTTCGATCGTCGTCGCCGACAAGGACGGCAACATCGAACTCGTCGAGAACCGGGACGGCGTCTCGTGGATACAGCAGCGCACGCTCGAACTCTTCCGCCGGTGGAAGGGCGGAGTCGTCGTCGACGGCTACGGCCCGGCGTCGTCGTTCGTCGAACCTCTGAAAGCGCTCGGCGTCCCCGTCGTCGTCTACCGGACGAGCGACGTCGTCTCGGCGTGCGCCCTCTTCTACGACGCCGTCCTCGACAAGGCGATCCGCGTCAAGTCCGACGACCGGCTCGACAAGGCGGTCGCCGCCGCGACACGCCGCGCGGTCGGGCAGCAGTGGCTCTTCCAGCGCAACGTCCCCGAGGCGGACATCTCCCCGCTCTACGCGGCCTGCCTCTCGTGGCATCACGCGACTACACGCAACGCGAAGCACGCCAAGACCCGGAGCGCCATCTACTAGACTTCGGTCTCCTATGGCGCTCCGCGACTTCTTCCGGCGCGAGAAACGCGCGTCGTCCTACGGGTTCACCTACCCGAACGTCTACGTCGACGAAGCCGGACGAATGGGGCGCCTCTTCCCCGACATAAACGCGGGCGTCATCGTCGACGAGACCTCGACGCTCTCCGTGCCCGGTATCTGGCGCGCCGTCACACTCGTCTCGTCCGCGATCGGCGGCCTCCCGATACACGCCTACCGCGACGAGAAGTTCGTCGACCCGCAACCGAACCTCCTCATCAAACCCGTCCCGACCGAGACGCGGATCGACACGATCTCGGCGATGGTCGCCTCGCTCATCATTCACGGGAACTACGTCGCGATCCTCGGCGAGCCGGGCGCGAACGGCTACCCGGACTCGTTCCATCCGGTCGCCGTGCACCGCGTCAACGTCCGCAGGCAAGACGGCGAGATCGTCTACAAGATCGACAACGTCGACTACGGCGCCGATCAAGTGCTGCACATAAAAGGCTTCTCCATGCCGGGCGAGATGGTCGGCTACGGCATCCTCTCCGCGCAGCGTCAGGCGATCGGCGGAGCGGTCGCCGTCAACACCTACGCGCAGCGCTACTTCGACGGAGGCGCGCAACCGACCGGCATCATCTACTCCGCGAACCCCGACCTCACCCAGGAAGAAGCCGACCTCCTAAAGGCTCAATGGCTCCGGCAGTACGGCGGCACGAAGCGCACCCCGGCAGTCCTCAACGAGTCGACGAAGTTCCAGCAACTCTCGGACAACGCGCGCGACGCGCAACTATTGGAGACCCGGCAGTTCTCGCTCACGGAGATCGCGAACATGATCGGCGTCCCCGCCTACTACCTCGGCGCACCGAACTCGTCGCGCACCTACGCGAACGTCTCCGAGGAGAACCTGCAACTCGTCCGTTGGTCGCTCATGCCTTACATCCAGCGCATCGAGTCGAGCCTCACCGAGTACCTCCCGCGCGGACAGTTCGCGAAGATGAACATCGACGCGCTCCTCCGCCCGGACACGAAGACCCGCTACGAGACCCACAAGATCGGACTCGACGCCGGGTTCCTCACCGTCGACGAAGTGAGGGAACTCGAGAACCGCGAACCGTTCGGCGAGACGATGAGCGTCGACCCCGTACCTGCGCAAGTAGTATCGGATCATCTGGAAGAAGTATCGGGAGACGACGAAGAGGACTCTGACGAATGATCGAGCGCAGACAGTACGACGCGACGTTCGAGGTGCGCGCCGAAGGTGACGGCCGCACGATCACCGGGATCGCCGTGCCTTACGACGTCGAGCAGCGCATCAACCCGGGCCTCGTCGAGGTCTTCCGAAAGGGCGTCTTCCGTGACGTCACCCGGGCCGCTAATCGCGTGAAACTCCTGTTCCAGCACAAGACCGACACGCCGATCGGGCGGGCGACCATGCTCGAAGAACGCGACGGCGGCCTCTACGGAGAGTTCCGCATCTCCAAGACGGAGGCCGGTGACGAGGCGCTCGAACTCATCCGCGACGGCGTCCTCTCGAACCTCTCCGTCGGGTTCCAGCCTCTGAAGGACGAGAAGCGCGGCGGGGTAGTGAACCGCATCCGGGCGCACCTCGCCGAAGTCTCCCTCGTCACGTTCGGCGCCTACGGTGACGCCGCGAACATCGTCGCCGTCCGGCAAGAGATCGAGAAACCGAACCTCGCGTCGGTGCAGGAGATCGTCTCAAAAGTCAGGCGGTAGACATGCCTTGGCACATCGACACCGCGCACCCCGACTGCCGCTCCGGCTACGCAGTCGTCAAGGACGATGACGGCTCCGTCGAAGGATGCCACCGCACGCGACGCGAAGCGCTCGCGCAACTCGCCGCCCTCAACATCGCGGAAGCGGAACGCGCCTCCACGATCGTCGAACCCGAGGAACGTCAGGAGGGCTACGCACCGACCGACGGAATGGTGACCGAGGCGCGACGCGGCCTCGAATGGCGCCAGACGTACGGGCGCGGAGGGACGGCCGTAGGCGTCGCCCGTGCCCGCGACATCGTCAACCGCCGCCGACTCTCCCGCAACACCGTCGCCCGGATGGCTTCCTTCTTCGCGCGGCACGCGATCGACCGCCGCGCGCAAGGGTTCCGACCCGGAGAACCCGGCTACCCGTCCGCTGGACGCATCGCATGGGCGCTCTGGGGCGGCGACCCGGGCGTCACCTTCGCCCGCGCCATCCTCTCCGACGAGCGGTCGTTGCACGACGCCGACTCGTCCGCTAGCATCGACGGCGACCGCACCCTCGGCTAACACCGCAGGCGCACCCGGCGAAAGCCGCACCCGCCGCGAAGAGCATCGAGCACCCGGGGCACCAGCAACCACGACCCGCACAAGGACATCAACCGTGAACACATTCCTCGCGAAACTGCACGAGCAGCGCAACCAGAAAGCCGACCTCATCGACGCGACCCTCAACAAGGCCGCCGAAGAGTCGCGCGACATCTCCGACGTCGAGACCGCGAACGTCGCGGCCCTCGCCAAGGAGATCGAGAAACTCGACGAGCGCATCGCGCAAGTCACCGACATCGAGACCCGCAAGGCCGCAGCAGCCGAACTCGCCCGCAAGGTCGACGGCTCGAAGGTCGAGACCCGCGAAGCCTCCCCGGCGCGCGTCACCCGCGAAGCCCGCACCTACTCGGACAAGAGCGAGCACTCGTTCATCCGTGACGCCTTCGCCGCGCAGATCCTCGGCGACTACGACGCCCGCGAGCGTCTCGCCCGCCACCAGCAGGAAGAGCGCATCGAGAAGCGCGACGTCGGGACGGCGCAGTTCGCCGGTCTCGTCGTGCCGCAGTTCCTCACCGACCTCGCCGCACCGTTCGCGCGCGCAGGCCGCCCGGTCGCAGACCGCGCACGCCAGCACGTCCTCCCGAACTCGGGCATGACGCTCTCGATCTCGAAGGTCACGACCGGGTCAGCCGTCGCAGACCAGACCGAAGGCGCAGCCGTTCAGGAAACGAACATGGACGACACGAAACTCGACCTCTCGGTCGTGACGATCGCCGGTCAGCAGAACGTCAGCCGTCAAGCGTTGGAGCGCGGCACCGGCATCGACGCCCTCGTCATGGCAGACCTCGCCTCGGCGTATCACACGCTCCTCGACGCGAACGTCGTCGCGGAACTCTTCTCGTCCGCAGGTCAGGCCGTCACCTACACCGACGCCTCGCCGACCGTCGCCGAGTTGTACCCGAAGATCCTCGACGCCGTGCAGAAGGTGCAGACGACCTTCTTCGCAGGCCCGAACGCGATCATCATGCACCCGCGCCGTCTCGCGTTCATCCTCGCGGCGACCGACACGACAGGCCGCCCGCTCGCAGTTCCGACGCCCAACGGCCCGACGAACTCGATCGCGACCGGCGCAGGCTCCGTGCAGTACGGGAACTCGGGCTACTCGATCGCCGGGCTCCCGGTCATCACCGACGCGAACGTCGCAACCGACAAGGGCGCAGGCACGAACCAAGACACCATTTACGTCGGCAACCTCCAAGAGTTGCATGTCTGGGAGTCGCCCTCGGCCCCGTTCATGCTGCGCTTCGAGCAGCCGAAGAGCGCCGAACTCGAAGTCAAGGTCGTCGTCTACGGGTATGCCGCCTACACGGCGAACCGCTACCCGAACGCATGGGCGCAGATCAACGGCACCGGCCTCGTCACTCCGACGTTCTAATCGAAGGCCTGCGGAGCGCAGGAGCGCCGACATGAGGCTCCGCGTCTCCGCAGGGTTCCGGGTCTCCCCGGTCATGGTCAAGGCGTCGCCCGGGCGCGACGTCGAGCAGGCTCCTCTCGCCTCCTTGGGTCGAGCCGCCGACGATTACAAACCGCGTCCGGGCGGCAACAAACGCAAGAAGAAGGCGGCACGACATGGCGATAACTAACGGCTACACGACGCTCGCAGCGTTCCAGGCCTACGCGAACATGCCGACGGTCACCGCCGACGAGACGACGACGATCGAGAAGGCGATCGAGGCCGCGTCGCGCACCATCGACCGCATCGCGAACCGCCGCTTCTACATCGACGCGAACGCGACCGCGCGCCTCTACCGGACGACCGACTTCTACACGCTCTTCGTCGACGACATCGGCTCGACCAGCGGCCTGCAGGTCGCGTTCGACTCGACCGGGAACGGCACCTACAACGACGTCCAGACTCTGAACACCGACTACATCCTCGACCCGGTGACGGCCCCGCAGCAGGGACGGCCCTACACGCAAGTCACGATGGTCGGCCCGACGACGTTCCCGCTCCCCGTGTCGCGCCGCCCTCAGGTGCAAGTCACCGCGAAGTTCGGATGGTACCTCGGGACTCCGCCCGACGACGTCGTCGAGGCGTGCCTCATCCTCGCGGCGGACTACGTCAAACGAGCCTCATCGGTCGGCGGAGTCCTCGGCCTCTCCGAACTCGGCGCGATCCGCATGAGCCCGCTCGGCCGCGACATCGCCGCGATCGTGCGCGCCTACCGGCGCGAGGTCGTCGCGTGACGCCCTCCAGCGTCCGGGACGCGATCAAGAACTCGCTCTCGATCACCGGGCTCCGCGCCTACGACACGATCCCCGAGAACGTCGTCCCGCCCGCCGCAGTCGTCGGGCAACTCTCGATCGAATGGGATCTCGTCATGGCGCGCGGCGCCGACACCGCGACGCTCGACGTCATCGTCATCGCCGGACGCATGAGCGACCGGGCCGCGCAGGATTACCTCGACTCGCTCCTCACCGCATCCGGGAATACGTCCGTCAAGACGAAGATCGAAGCCGACCGCACGCTCGGCGGAACCGTCTCGAACGTGCGCGTCACGAGCGCCGACCCGGTCTCGATGAGCGTCTCGGGCGTCGAGATGCTCGCCTACCGCTTCTCCGTCGTCCTCTACGGCTAGCCTCGCACCGTGAAGTATCGCGTCGTCTCCCGCCGCCTCGCAGGCACCGCCGAAGGCGACATCATCTCGCTCGAAGGCCTGACGGCGCTCGGAGTAGACGCCGAAAGAGCATTACGCAAGGGACTCGTCGCCGTCGTGTACGATGAACCTCGCAAGCAACGAGGCGGCCGCAAGGACGCCTCCGACACGGACAAGGACTAGACTCGAACCATGCCTACCGCAACCTTCCTCGGCGCCGCCGCAGTCTTCACCGTCGACTCGGTCGACCTGAAGGATCAACTCACGTCGATCACGATGACGAAGAACGTCGACCGTCTGGAGTCGACTTCGCTCGCCGACACCTCCCGGCAGTTCGTCGCCGGGCTGGAGAACTCGTCGACGACATTCACCGTCCTCGGCTCGTTCGCGTCCGGTGAAGCCGCGCAAGCGCTCTTCGGCGACATCGGCTCCAAGGTCTCGATCGTCTATGAACCGGTCGCATCCGCACCCGGCGCGAGTTCGCCGAGGTACACGCACTCGAACGCGGTACTCACGAGCCTCCCGCTCGTCGTCGAGGTAGGCGGCCTCTTCCAGATCACCGCAACCTACGAAGGCGGCGCGATCGCTCAGGCAGTCGCCTAGTGCTCGACATCTCCGTCACCGTCAAGCGCAAGGACGGGACGACCGAAACATTCCCCGTCTACGCCGACTCACAGATCGCGTTCGAGCGATGGGCGAAGACGTCGATCTCGGCCGCGTTCGACCCGCAGCAACGCCCGAAGATGGAGTCGCTCTACTACCTCGCATGGCTCGCCGAGAAGAACACCGGGCGCGCGACGAAGATCTTCGACGAATGGGTCAAGGACATCGCCGCCGTCGGGCACGAGGACGGCCCGGGAAACTGATACCGGGCGGCGGAGTCGCCGCCGAGATCGCGGGCCTCGCGCTCGCCGCAGGCATCGCACCCGACGCCCTACTGCGCACGCCCTACGAGGTGCTCGCCGCGCTCTACGATGGAGTCCGGAAACGCGACGAACGGAGACGAGGACGACATGGCTAGCGGCACGTTCGGCTATCGCACCGACCGCGAGGGCGGCGTCAAGATCGAGGGGCTCGCCTCCGTGCAGCGTCAACTCCGCAAGATGAGCGAAGACGTCGACTATCAAGCGCAGGAGTTCCTCGCGACGAACAAGGCGATCGCCTCCGCCGTCGCCGGGGACTCGAAGAAGTTCGTCCCGGTGCTCTCCGGTGCGCTCGCCGCGAGCCTCCGGGAGGCGGCGACGAAGAAGTCTGCGCGCGTCAAGGCGGGCGGCGGCGCCGTGCAGTACGCCGGGCCCATTCACTTCGGCTGGCCTGCGCGCCGCATCAAGCCGCAGCCGTTCATCTACGACGCGGTCGACCTCCGCCGCGACGAGATCCGTGAACGCTACGAGAAACTCGTCGACGACCTCATCAAGAAGCACGACCTAGACGACAAGCGGGCGAAGTAATGGCACTCATCTCCGTCACGATCTCCGGCAACGCCGCACCTCTGAAGAAGTCGGTCGAGGAGTCCGAAGGTCTCATGGGCAGACTCGGCTCTTCGTTCACGAAGGTCGGGGCGCTCGCCGCCGCCGGGTTCGGAGCCGTCGCTGCCGGTATCGGGTTCGCAGCGAAGCAGGCGGCCGACGATCAGAAGTCCTTCGAGCAGATGCGCGTCACGCTCCAGAACGTCACCGGGGCGACCGACGAGATGGTCAAGAAGGTCGACGAGCAGATCGGCGCGATGAGCCTCGCGACCGGCATCGCCGACGACAAGTTGCGCCCCGCGTTCGAGGCGCTCGCCCGAGGCACGAAAGAAGTCGACGCCTCGATGGAGAACATGAACCTCGTCATGGACATCTCGACCGCGCTGCAAGTCGACGCCGTCACCGTCGCCGACGCCCTCGCGAAAGGGTTCCAAGGCAACACGAAAGCGCTGAAGAGTCTCTCGCCCGAGATGGCCGCTCTCATCAAGGACGGGGCCGACATGAACGACGTCATCGGCGTCCTCGCCGAGACCTACTCGGGCAGCGCGACCGCCGCCGCCAACACGTTCTCCGGACAAGTGCAACGGCTGAGAGTCTTCATGTCCGAACTCGTCGAGCAGATCGGCTACTACGTCCTCCCGGTGCTATCCAAGATCGCCGAGTTCATCGTGAACGACGTCGTCCCTGCATTCCAGCGCATCGTCGAGAAGTACGGCCCGGCGCTCGCCGACATCTTCGAGAAGATCGCGACGTTCATCGGCGAGAAGGTCGTCCCCGTGCTGCGCGACCGCCTGATCCCGTTCATGCAGCAGGTCGCCGAGTTCATCGGCGAGAAACTCGTCCCCGTCATCCGTGACGTCGCGATCAAGGTCTTCGACGGGCTCCGTCTCATCTTCGAGCGCGTATCGGAGAAGATCGCCGACAACCGTGAGAACATCGACAAACTCGTCGAGTTCTTCCGGACGCTCGTCGGGTTCGTGCAGCAGTACGTCGCCCCGGTGCTCATAAAAGTTCTCGGGTTCGCGTTCGAGGTCGTGGCGAAAGCGATCGGCCCGGTCATCGACGTCGTCTTCCGACTCATGGGAGCGTTCGCCGACCTCGGCAAGTTCCTACTGAAGATCGCCGGGTTCGTGATCGACACGTTCGAGAGCATGGTCAACGCGGTCATCGACGGCGTCAACTTCGCTATCCGAATGCTCAACAAACTGCCGGGCGTCGACATCTCTGAGATCGGCAACGTCTCCATCCCGACGCCGTCTCTCGGGCAGGCGCCGAGCGCACCGGCGGGCACCGTCGCCGTCCCGTCGGGCATCTCCGATTCCTTCGAGCGCTCAGGGGCCGGGCGCGTCATCCCGACGCCGGTCGTCGTGCCGACCGTCCCCGAAGCGACCGCAGGCGGCGGAGGCGGACGCGGCGGCAAAGGCGGGACGGTCGCGATTCTCCCGGTCGGCGAAGGCGTCCTCGCTAATCCTTACGTCTCGCCGTATCCGAACTACACGGGGCCGGGGAACTCGGCCTACGAGCCGGACATGGGCGGCACACCGTCCGGGTTCGGCGTCGTGAACGTCACGATCAATACCGTCTCGGCGGACGCGAACCTCCCGAACCTCATCGTCGAGGCGCTGCAGCAATACAACCTCACGAGCGGGCCGATCGACGTCGCGATCGCCGTCTAGGCCATGCCCTCGAACATCGTCACCGGCGGAACGCTCACCGTCGAACTCGACGTCGGGTTCGGCGACGGGTTCACGCTCGACGACACGCAGCAAGGCGTACTCGACAACACGACCTACACGCTCGACGGCGTCGATCAGTTCGCCGAGATCACGGTGCAGTCCGTCGACTTCTTCCGAGGGAAGCGCTCCGTTCTCGACTCGATCACACCCGGGCGCGCCGTCATCGTCGCGCAAGACACGACGCGAGCCTTCGACCCGTACAACGAAGCCTCCGTCTATTGGGACGAAACCGACGACACGCCCGGACTCTCCCCGCTCCGACAAGTACGCATAACGCGGAACTCGACCGTCATCTTCCGAGGCCGCGTCGTCTCCTTCGAGTACGACTACGTCGGGCCGCGCCGCATACCGCTCGTCACCATCATCGCCGCCGACGACCTCTTCATCCTCGCGAACACGCCCCTCGCAGCATTCACGCCGACCGAACAACTCTCCTCGGCGCGCGTCTCCGCGATCCTCGACCGCCCCGAAGTCGCCTACTCGGCGAGCCTCCGCGACATCTCCACCGGCACGACGACGCTCGGCGCATACCCGATCGCCGAAGGCACGAACGCGCTCGACTACCTCCGCAAGATCGACTCAGCG